TGGGCATTGCAAGAAGATGAAGCAAAGCCTGACTTCAAGAAGCATACGAGAGGGTATTTATTACATAATACAAAGCCAGTAGAAGCGATGACTGAAGAACAAGCTATTGAGTATTTAATTATGAAAGACATACCACAAAGAGTATGGAGAGAATATCAAAAAGCTAATAAACCAAGATTAGTTATTTGTAAAAAGGATCAGCTACCAAGCACACGAATATGGAGAAATGCTTGGAAAATTGATAAATCAATCAACACCAAAGATGAAGTAGCATAAGGAGTAAAAAATGCCGACAACAAATATAGTAGATAAAAATGGTGTTACTGTAGATGCTTCTACAGTTACCAAACCCTCTGATAGACATTTTAGGGGTGCTTGGGTCGTTGACTCTGACAAAAAAGTTATTTCAGAGGACATGACTGAAGCTAAGAAAATCTTTCAAGAAAAAATTAGAGAAGTTAGGAAGCCTTTATTAGAAGAAGAAGATGTAATTTATATGAAGGCATTAGAGGCAGACGATGCAAGTGCAAAGTCAGCAAGTGTTGCAAAGAAAAAGGCATTGAGAGATGCACCTGCCTCAAGTTCAATATCAAATGCCTCAACAATTACTGAACTCAAGAATGCTTGGGATGCAGATTTATTAGGTGATAATCCATATATATAGGAGAACAAATTGAGTTCACAAATCAATGTAGATACCATCGTAGATAAAGCAGGTACTGGTGGTGCTAATGTTAAAATAGCTAATACATCTACTTATGTATCTGATGGTGGTGCAGTAACACAGAATACTGTGCAAGGCATAGTTAAGGCTTGGCTTCATTTTAATGGAACTGGATCAATATCAATAACTGATTCTTTAAATCATTCAAGTTTGACAGATCATGGAACTGGAGATTATTCATCAATTTTTTCAAATAATATGAATAATGCAAACCATGCTACAACTGGCTCAACTATCAAAGGTGCAGGAGCACCTAGCTCAAGTAATGTTGGTCTTGTTACTATTGGTGAAGGTAATTCTACAAGTTTGATTGGAATAGGCTCTGTAGCAAATACTGCAAACGCTAACGATAGAAGCAAGATATATTCACAAGTAACTGGAGATTTAGCATAATGGCAAGTGAAATTAAGGTAAATAAATTTACTGGTGTCACCACAGCAGGTTCTATACTTGTGACTGGTGAGGGCAATAGTACAACAACTAATCTGCAACAAGGGTTGGCAAAAGTGTGGTGTAATTTTAATGGCACAACTGGTGCATCAAACGATACTCTTAATGTTGCAAGTATGACTGATAATGGTACTGGGAATCACACAATAAATATTAGTAATGATTTTAGCAATGCTCTGTATTCGGCTACTACTACTGGTTCAGAAGGTAATACTAATGATAATGTTGTTATTTTGTCTACTAGTGCTAGTGGATTTTCTGCAGGTTCAATTACAGTATTTATATTTGCTGACGATTCAGGAATTTTCGACCCAACAAATAATGAACCAATGTGTGCAACAATTCATGGAGACTTAGCATAATGGCTAGTATAGGAGATAATAAATGAGTACATTAAATGTCGATGCATTAGTTGGAAACACTTCTGCTAATGCTATAACTGTTAGAGGTGAGGGTACTGCTACGACTAGTCTGCAACAAGGTCTTATAAAACTTTGGTCTACTGTTGAGATGGATAATAGTAATAATATACCTGACAGTTTTAATTCTTCAGGAATAACTGATGGTGGAACTGGCACACCTCATTTTAACTTTACTAATAATATGTCTAATTCAGCTTCCTATGTTTTTTCAGGTGCAGGGGAAGATGCAACTATGTTTGCTGAACAAGGCTCTGCGTCAGATGCACGAACAGATTCTTTACAAACTGGTCTAGTTAAAACTAGAAATAGAGAATTTGATGCAGGAGTTAAAGATGGGCATCACATGATAATGGTCGCAGGAGACCTTGCATAATGGGTGAAATCGATGCCATGTTGTTTTGGAATATTATCCTGACAATGATCGTAGTTCCATTTGGTTGGGCATTTAACAAAATGTTTCAAGAAGTTAAAAGAATACAAATATTATTAAATAAAACCAGAGAAGAGTATGCAAGAAGGGAAGACGTTAAGTCTGACGTTCAAGGGGTGATGGATGCTATTCATAGACTTGAGGATAAATTAGATAAAGTTCTCTCTAAATAAGGATACATAAATGATAGACCCCATTAGTGCATTTGGAATGCTTACATCTGCTCATGCAGGAATAAAAAAAATTATTTCTATGGGCAGGGATTTAAATAGTGCATCCAACTATATAAAAAAATATGCCACAGCCGAGGCAGAATTATCTTTTGGAAAAGAAAGAAAAAAAAAGAAATGGTTTGGCCTTGGTTCAGCTACTTCTGATGCATTAGATATACATTTTAAAAAGGAAGAGCAAAGAAAAATGCATGAGGAATTAAGGTCAATGTTCATGCTTTATGGCTCTAGAGGGGAATGGGAGAGGCTACAGGCCACCATTGCACAGGTAAGGGCAGAACGAAAGAAAGAGTTAGAAAAGATAGCCAAACAAAGAGATTTAATTATAAATGTGTCAGTAGGTGTAGGTCTAGCTATTATAGGCGGTGTAGCTATTTATTACTGGGCATTATATTTGAAAGGTAGTTTATGAGTAATTTAATTGCACAATTAAAAAGACACGAGGCTGTGGAACTGAAGCCTTATAAATGTACTTCTGGTAAACTTACTATTGGGGTAGGCAGAAACCTTGAAGACATAGGAATTACAGAAGAAGAGGCCGAATTACTGCTTTTAAACGACATAGGCAGGGTAAAACAGGAACTTGTGAATGATCAATGGTACATGGACTTAGATCCTGTCAGGAAGGCTGTAATCGAGAATATGTCATTTAATCTAGGGTATCCAACCTTAAAAAAGTTTCAAAACATGATTGCTAGTATATCTGAGGGCGATTATGAAACAGCCTCAAAAGAGATGTTAAACAGTCGTTGGAGTAAGCAGGTAGGGCAACGTAGCATTGAATTAGCTGAACAAATGCGAACTGGTCAATGGCAGGATGTTTAAGGCTGTCGTTGTAGCCTGTAGTATGATTATTCCAAATTATTGCATTACATTAGAAAATGTTCAGTATCCTGTTATTTTCAATTCATATGACGAATGCAAAGTAAGGGCATTGGAAATGGCTAGTGATGTTGGTAAATACATGAAGTCATTCAAGCCTACCAGATGGAGATGCCAAGAAGTAAAAGAAGGGAGACTTTTATGATATCTTTAATTTCAGCATTAGCACCAATCGTTGGTGACATTGTAAAAGAAGCAATACCAGATCCAGATAAAAAAAGGGATGCGGAAAACAAAGTGAGGTTAGCTTTACTAGAAAATTCAAAACAACTTGAGGCATCAGCTAGTCAAATTGTACTTGCTGAGGCGAAAAGTGAGAGTTGGATTGCTAGATCATGGAGACCGATCTTGATGCTAAATATAACCGCCATCGTAAGTGTAAATTACTTAATCTTTCCATTAATAGAGGTGACTACAGGAAGCAAAATGATGATACCTTTACCAGACGAATTATGGACACTACTGACTGTTGGAGTTGGTGGATATGTACTAGGCCGATCTGGAGAAAAGGTTGCACAACACATTAAAAAACCATAAAGTGATTGAATGTGCTTACATTTAGGAACAAACGAAATTGGTGCTTACATTGGTGCTTACATTAAGAAAGAACAAGTAACGTCACCTTCACTTTTTTTGAAAAATCGTCAGGCTCATAACCTGAAGGTCGCAGGTTCAAATCCTGCCCCCGCAACCAAAAAGTTTCATAAAATCAATGACTTAACATCAAACCCATTATCTTCGGATAGTGGGTTTTTTTTGTTTTTAAGCCTGATAACAAATAGCGGTGCTTACATTGGTGCTTACATTACCGTCAGGTTTATTCCATTTTTTTTTCGTTTATATTCTTGCATTATAGGCATATATGCTTATATACTATATGTAACATTAATTTATTGAGGAGATTTTATGAAATCAAATAACGAAAACTTACTGGTTCAAAAGTTAGCTAAATTAAAAGGCAAACTGCAAAAAGATTTACAAACAACAAAACCATCTGACATAGAAAAAATACAACATCTTTGGGCAACATTAAATTCAGTTAACGAATCATTTGTATTAGCAATAAAGCTTTTAAATCAATCAAACAAGAGCAGTTAGAATAATGACTAATGTTTATTCAATAGGTAGTGGCAGACAAAACAAAATGTACTGCCTTTACATTACTTTCACAGAGTATAGGTCATATGGTTGTTTTGAAAAAACTCATCATGTAGCGAATCTTTCAACTGATTATCAAAAAGCAGTTACTAAGGCTAAATCAATATTTGAGGAATACAAAGACAATTCTAAACTTGTTATTCAAGAGGAGTGGGAGTTAAATGAAATAAAAAGAGATGGTTCTTCAGAGCAAAAAAATACATATGCATATGAGAGATGCCCTTATGTAGCTGAAGAAGAAACTCAAACTTTTCCATTATCTAAAAAGGTTGGTGCTAAAGGTGATAAAGTTCAACTTAACTTAGGTGTAACTGATGCTTTTAGTTTTAAAAGCAGGTTTGGTAGTTCCAGATGTGTAAAGTTTGTTGATGTAAACCACAATGAATACATTACTTTTAGCACATCAAAATTTGCTTACTCATTAGATGAGGGAGACACAATCTTTTGTGAAGCTGAAATAGGTGGTCATCAAGACAACTATGATGACGATAATAATAAATATCAAAATACAATTCTTAAAAAAATGAAAGGGATTTCATGATGAAGTATAAAGTTGAATATGAAGATTATTTAGAAGAGTGTGATGCTGATTGGGGTATCGAAGATGGAGAGCCACAAAAAGATATCACACCATTATCATATAAAGAGTTTGTTAAACAACATATTAAGAAGGGGGATAAGTAATGAAAAAAATAGCTTTCATGATTTTACCAAGACAGGATAAATTTGAGGATTTATTCATGCAGTCAGTAAACATTGTGTGTGATCAACTATTGTTACATTTTGATGGTTGCACTTATTACGAAGTCAAGGGCAGGTCTGTTTCAGATCTGCACAAGACTTTATCTTGTGTCAAAGTCGAAGTTGCAGTTGCAGAGAAAGATACAAAAAAATTTCTTTCTGTCTGTGAGTTTGCACAAAAGGCCATTGGTTGTAAGCAACTAATGGTTCAACTACCTAGCGGTGAAATTCAATTTTTAGATATGAGAGGATGGGTAGAGTAATGAAAATTAAAATTGTTTTAGATGTCGATATCGATGCCAAAGAATATTATGAACATTACAGGGATTATTATGATCCAGATGAGAATAAGAAAATTAAAGATTATCATCGATTAATGAAAAATGACATGACTATGGTTGCACAACATCAAATACAAGAATGGGCAAAAAAACATCAATTCAAATCTTTTAAAATGAAAAATAAATTAGTGGGGTAGATTATGTCTAATTATTTTATTAAAAATATTTTTTCTTATAAAGATAGTAAATCAGGTAAAAGATTTGCTTTTGAGTACAAAGTAAAAGATCCAGTTACAGGTATATGGCCTAAAAGATACACAAGAAAATCAAGCACTAGTAAAAAAGATTTGATGCAGGAAAGAAATCAGATTGAGGCTATGCTAAAATCACAAGTCAAAGTTGTACAGGATGCTTTTTTTTCTGACATTGCCTTACTTGCTTTAAAAAACAGAGAAAAGTCAATAAACAGGGAAGTATTGGGCATACGTTACAGAACTCACCAGAATGACGTTAGGCACATAAAATTACATTTAAATCCCTATTTTGGACATAGATCAATCAAGGACATTACAACTGGTCATATTAATAATTTTATTGAAGAAATGGCCAACAAAGGCAAGTCAGCCAAATTGATCAGACATTGCATCAACACATTAAATATGGTTTTGAAATTTTCAATTAATCATGGTTACATTGCAATTAATCCAAATGATCCTGACAAAAGAATTGAAGTTAGGGGTAAGGATAATGAAAGAGGCGGTTATTCTCATGAACATATATCATTGCTTATTTCTGTAGATAAAAATGTTTATATGGATTGCTTCATTAAAATTTCAGCTTTTACTGGCCTGTCTGCAAATGAATTACAGGGGTTGCAATGGTCAGATATAAATATTGAAAGCAGGGAAATAAAAGTTCAAAGAACAATCGACAACAAGGGCGGTATGCAAGACACTAAAAGTTACTTTAGAAAAAGATCACTTGGTATACCAGAGGGCATTATCAACAATCTAAGGCAATGGAAACTACAATGTAAATCATCTGTCTGGGTATTTCCAAACTTTAATGGAGAAAAGCCATTTGAGCAAAATGCAATGAGGAAAAATTTAAAGAAGATTTGTATTCTTGCAGGTGTTCCAGATTATGGCATAGGTGGGTTTAGAAAGTATTTCAATACATCTATGATTGGTGAAGTGCCTGATCATATTAGAAAGGCAAGAATGGGGCATAGCAAGCATTCTAAGACTGCTGAAATTAATTATACAATTGTTGATTTAGAGATGGCTAGAAGTCCGAAGCAGGTAGAAAAAATTTATAATAAAGTTATAAGAAAAGAATAATTTATTTATCTTTAAAACATTCGCCTAAAACAATATTTTGCCAGATTGGTTTTTCTCTTGTTCTATAATGTAGGAATCTAATCTGGCATTCTCTTTTAGTTTCAAACTCCCACCTAAATTTATGAGTATAACAAGCCTGTTTAGGCTCACCATTTACTATCCAAGCAGAACAAATTAAACCTATAGCTTTAAACATCAGGCGGTCACTCTATGAGGCCTCATTGCCCTCACCTTCAGTTCATTTTCCATTTTGCCAATTGTATTTTCTACATACCTTTTTTCTTTTGATACTGGGTGGGTATAAATATAATTATCGGAATGCGGATGGTCTTTATTTAATTTATCTTGGTATGTTTTCATACTTCTAATAAATAATTCTATTTCATGATTTGATATTTTTAAGTGTGACATTAATCGAACTCCGTTTTTTTGCTCACATGAGTGACTTTTCTGATATACCTTCCATAATCTTTTTCTTTCATTGCTCTGGGATCGTCTTCAAATTTATATTCGTCAGGATCTACATTTGTCACAGTATAACAAACTGGACACCGATATTGATATTGTTCAGCCATAGGATTTAGCTTCACCTTGCAACGGAAACAAATTTGATCTGGAATATTATTCATTATCATTTTTGACTGCCAATTCACCGCCAATTGCACCAAAGCCAAGATTATCAACCCAATTATCAATTATTGTTGGATCATGTGCGGTTCTTGATATTTTTTGCAACTGGTTTAATACAGCTACATCATGAGGCTTTAAAGGCTCTTTTTCGAGGTCTCTGCCCCATAAATAGGCTTGCCATAACTTAGCAGTCCTGCCAAAATTTACTCTAGCCTCACCATAAGCCTGTTGGCGGTCACCTGTAATTAAATTGCCTGCATCTTTGAGAAAGTTTGATCTAGAATGGGATTTCATCGCCATCATCTTCTTTTACTTCCTCTTTTTTATTTTCAACTGGCTTAGTCTCATCCACTTTAATTTTACCTGCCATCCAATTATCATTTTTGTTGTAAAGGTTTGCCCATAAAACCTTGCCATCATTCAAAACTATTTTGCAGTTCCAGTCGCAATGCCAATCTTCGGTCTGCTCTTTATTTTTGTTAATGGAAACAGTAAAATCGTCAGTTCCATATTTGATTAATTTTTTTTCTTCCATTTTACTTCCTTTCAGTTAATGATTTTTTTCTGTCACTAAATAATTGAATGACTTTTTCATCCTTTGGTTTATGCAGTCTCCAAAGTTCCTGAAGTTCATCCTCATCAGCATTTGCAATTTTCTCTTTTAGTTCATCAAAAGATAAAGGATCTGGGTCTCCATCTTTATTGAGGAGATTGGAAGACCCAGACTTAGAAGACATAATATTTTTACTATTGTCTTCATTATTTGAGGCTTCGTTTGCATCGTCATCGTCATCGAATAGATACTCAGCGAAATCTTTTTCCATTTCCATATCAACAGTAACAACATCAAGCATAGTTGCACCTACTATCCTTCGATAATAAGTCATAGCTGAAGAAAAAGCCTGTGGATCATTTTTGGCTAGTAATATTGGTACTCTGGATACTTCAGTTTGGCCTGTCGGTATATGAACTAACTTAGCAATAAAAATTGATTTAAGTTCACCATTCATTTCAATAAAATCTATATTGCTCTGTAA